TACGATTTTCACTTCTGAATACATCAAATGTCCCTTCCGGATATCTTGCACTCAGTTTTTCATAGTTCATTTGAAGAACTTCTTCAAAGTTAGTATCAAGTGCCATACAAGCTTGTGCAAGATACCAACAAATATCACCAAGTTCTCTCTTCATATGGAAAACATTTTCTTCATTATAAGGTTTTCCTTGCATTACAATTTTTTTTACAACTTCTGTAAATTCTCCTGCTTCTGCTGTCATACCAAGAGCAGCAGTCAATAGACGAGGAACATCTGCATCATTCGTTGCTTCAAGTTCAGTCATACGTGCAAGAAGTGCTGCAAAATCACTACTTGCAGGACTTGTAGTTTGACGGACAAACTCAATATATTTTTTAGTGTCAATCACTTTGCTTTCAGTCATAGTAAATTTAGTAGATCCATTAGGAAGAATTTCTTTATTAATATTAATCAAAACTTAAATCCCTCAAATGATTTTTTAGGTTTCTTTTCTTCATTATCATACTCTTCTTCTTTGCCGTTGTCAAGAATATCTTCCTGTGCCGACTGTTCACAATCATAAAGTCTCATTTTGGCACGATCAATACCGATTACAAAACGTTTATGAATAGTAGGATCATTATAACGATTCTTAAGTTGCTTCACCAGAATCTGCCCAAGTCCCTCCAGTTCTTCTGTACTAATCAAAGCAAACATAAGATCAGCAGTAGCAGGAAGTCCAAAAGATTCTGAAGTATCAGTCAACTCAACATCGGAACTACCATAACCACTTCTTGTAGTTTGTGTTGCACTTACAATTGGAACATTGAACTCACAGGCAAGTCCCCGAAGTTCTTCCGCAATTGCCTTAATAAAAGTGTATGAGTTAATGTTGCTGTTTCCACGATAACGAGAGGAAGAACAAATATTAAGATAGTCAATGAAAATAATATCTGGTTTGAAAGACTTCTTAAGGGAAAGTTCATTCAACAGAGATTTAAAATGCCCACTATGAGCAGATGCAGTTGGATATTCTTTAATGATTAAAGTTCCCTGAGTTTTCTTTGCAAGATTAGTAACTTTATTCTCAAACATTGACTTTGGAAGTTCATTAAGTTGCTGAATAGGAATATTCAAAAGATTTGCGTCAATTCTTTCAGCAATTCGTTCCTCCGCCATTTCAAGAGTGATATACAAAACGTTCCTGCCTTGCAATAGGACGGAAGCAGCCACGTGGCACATAAAGAGACTTTTTCCGACACCTGTACCAGCAAGAGCGATATTGAGAGTCTTATTAGGTAAACCACCTTTTGTGATTTTATTAAAATATTCAAGATCAAATTCAATTTTCTCTTCCTTTCTATGATAAGACTCATAACGTGCCTCATAGTCTAACAGATAATCGTGTCCGATGTTAGTATCAAAAGATACAGCAAGAGCATCTGAGAGAATGCTGGGAATACTATCACGATTTTTCTTTTCATCCTTTCCATCTGCAATATGAATAGATTCCATCAATGCAAGATAGATGGCACGATCACGACACCACTTTTCAGTAGTATCAACTAACCAGTTAAACTCTGCTGGAACATCATCAAGACATTCAATCAGATGTGTGATTTCTTTGAAAGAAGTGTCATTAATATCTTGACGTTTTTCAACTTCAATGCAAAGAACTTCTTTTGTAGCAAGTTCATTATATTGTTGAATAAACTTTAAAACTTCTTCAAATACAATCTTTTGATTAAGATCTTCAAAATACTCAGATTTAATGAAAGGAATAACTTTTCTTAAGTAATTTTCATTATAAAGAAGATTACGAAGAATCAAAAACTCAACTTTGTCCATAAGGCATATCAAATACAAATGTTATTCTTGTTTCATCACCAATATTAACTGTTCCGTGAGGTAATTTATTGTTAAACCACAGAAGAGTTCCTGGTTCAACTATCACCGTATCAGTTCCACAGAAATATTGATATCTTCCCAAAATAGAAAGGTGATATCTATCTCTTGTTTGATAGTAAGTTCCCTCATCAATATGTGCTCCCACAATTTCATCAATCGGAAGAGAAAGAAATCCACAACGATGCAACTCTCTGTTTCCAAAGTTTTTGCGTATAATCTTTCGAATTTCTCCGTGATGTTCGTATGCTGGAGTTTTGATATTAATTTCTGAATCTCCAACAAAGTCTTCTTTTTTCTTGACTCCACCAATTATAAGTTGAAGAGCACTTACTGGCAAGTCAACAAATCCCCTGTCAACCAAAGACTGGGAATCTTTCAAATGTTTTTGATGATCCCAATCTTGTGGATATTTTTTAAGTTGTTCTACAACTTTTGATATATTGATTCCTGTCTTCAGAATCTTAATCATTTGCCGTAACTGAACTCCTCCTTTGCAATCGCATCAAGTTTTTGCATCACTTCATCAGTGAAATATTCTTCTGGGTTTGCAAGAATTTGTTTGGCATAAATCTTCTTACCATCCATCTCATAACGTCCTGCTACATTCTTCCAGAGTCCACCAAGTTCACCAAGCTCCAAAAGACCATAGTAACGATCAAGACCGCGCTCATCATAATACAAACGGATCTCAACATCTTTATTCTCCTTACTTAAACGCGATTTAGCAGTCTTAGCCTTGATAATATTTCCGACCACTTCCGTTCCATCCTTTTCTTTCTTTTTGCTGAGATAAATGATCGTACTTGCTGCGTATTTGAGTCCAGAACCTCCTCCCATTTCTTTAGTTGGTACGTAAGCTCCGATGACATCGTATGTATGATTTGTGACAATGAGCGGGACATTTGCTTGACCTAATTTGAGTGTGAGCATTCGGAAAGCACCTTTAATAAGTTGGGATTTAGTCATATCCCTAACTTCTTTTTCATTCAGTGCATCATTAATTTCTTTACTTGTAGAAAGCATACCCAAAGAGTCTAACACAAACATACAAGGTTTGCGATCTTCTACCGGTGCTTTCAGATATATATCTACTGCTTTGAGTGCCTTTGTACGGAACTCTTCTATAGTAACAACATTTACAACAACAAGACGAGTAGTATCAATTCCACGAGACTCTATAAGTGATTTGGTAATAGCAGCCTCAGTGTCAAAGTAGAGACAGTAACCATCGGGATGAGTATCAAGAAAGTTCTTAACCACTGCGAGAGAGAAAAAAGTCTTTCCAGTAGAAGACTCTCCAGCAATAGCAGTAATCTTATTCCCAGATACACCACCAAATATGCTACCTGAAACCAGTGCATTAAAAACGTATGAACCCGTATCAACATAAGTCTCAGTTTCATCAATATCGGATGCTAACTTTGTAAAGTCATCACCGATTTCTTTTACAATATCTTTAAGAAAATCCATCACACCACCATCCCGTATTCTTCACGAAGTATTTTTTTATAAGGCAAACCTTGTTCTTTGAGTTCTTTTACAAGTTTAAGTTTTTGATATAATGCAGAATCTCCACCAAGAGACATCGCATTTATAATTGTATTCAGTTCTTCATCATTAATAGGTAAATCCATCAGGAAAAAAAGGAATCAAGGTTTACAGTTTTTTCTACGCTCCACCCAATGGAATCAAGAATTGCTCTGAGTGGTTCTACAAAACTTTTCTCAAATTGTAAGTCATAATCAATATATTTGTCAAGGTTCAATTCTTTAGGAAACTCTTGGATAAAAGAAATAATATTCTCGTGTATACTATTTGGTTTTTTTAAATAAATGAACTTTACCTTTTCACCATTATTAATGAGTGAATACTTGTTGGTAAGTTTTTTCTCTTTTATATAATGATTGAATAAAAGTGCTCCACGAATATGAACTGGTGTTCCCTTTGCATAAATTGACGAAGATGATTGATATTTTTGAACATCAGATGCTGTCCTCGGGAAGGCAATCTGTTCGGGTGGAAGTTGTTTAAACTGCTTTCGTGAATTTTCAATAAAGTCAATGACTTCATTCTCAGTTCCACTCATCATCAACTTAAGAGCATCCTTAATCATCTTGCGACAAGGTGCAGGTGTAGATGATTTGACTGCTTCAATGCCCATCATTTTGAGTTTAGGTTCTTCATAACGAACACCTTCACTATCCCAAACATTCAGAATGTATCGTTTTTTAGCAGTCCAAATTCCACGG